AGAAAAAAACATGAAAAATCATGCCTTCATGTCTGCACTTAAAATTAGGTACATTAACCGGACTGTCACCTGTGTAATTGTCGCAGTTCTGACAGCCCATCATGAATTTTTCTTCCCGGTTAATGCGTTTTGACATTTTTATTCGACGTCCCAGGTGTACGGTTCTGCACCGCATATATCTTTTATCCTGCATCCTGCGCAGTCTTCACGTTGCATTTCTTCTGTACAGAAATGTTTTAAAACCTCTGCAGCTTCTAAAGCTTTTTGATAATCTTTTTCTCCCATAACTAATCATTCTCCTTAATTTTCTTTTTATTTCGGTCCTGTTCTTGCAGTACCATTCCTTTATATCTCTGGCAATGTAACCGTAACCGAATCCGAACAATGCCATAAAAAAGCATATTTTAAACATCATAAAAATCACCTCTTGACTTTTTTATTAAGATGTGATATAATACAAGCGTCTTTTGTATTTATCCCTGGAGCGATGGCAGTCGCAAAGGGGACTTTTTTTATACTTAAAATCACATCTGTCACCACCTAAAAAACAACATCCTTAATTCCTAAAGCTTCAAGCCATTTTCCGGTAAAAATGATATACCTGTTTCTTTTTTCATCATTTCCTCTGATAATCGTACCTGGAAAACTGCCCGTTTCAATCATATCAATCAAAGTTTTCGGAGAAACATCTGCCATAGCAGCGCAGACATCAACCGGAACCGTGGATGGATAAACAGTAAATATGTATTTAAACACATCTTTCATTTCATCTGCACTCCCTGCATTCCCACGCATTTCTCTGATTACACTTAACAATCCGTCCATTTTATCATCCTTTCTAAAAATTCCCTTTTTTTCGCTTAATTGCAAATATTTTAAGTTCTTCTGTTACGATGCTTATCTTTTCCAACGCCGAAATCATACTTTCCAAAACCGGCAGCTCCTCATCAGATATAACGCCGTCCTCATCCAGGTCAAGAATGGTAGTTTGAATTTCATTAACATTTCTGAGAGCATGAATAAGCTTGACTGTAAGCCTGTCAATTTCAGAAAGTTCCAAAACCTGCCTCTTGTCGCCGAGCGGACATTCGTTTCTGCAGTAGTAACTTTCAAGCTCAGGAGCATTATACAAGTCCGACATAAGCTTAACCTTTTCAACCGGCACGACTTTCGTCAAACCAAGCTCATAATCTGTTAAACTTGAAACTGAAATATTAAGAAGTTCTGCTGCGCCTTCTCTGCTATTTAGTTTTTCGTTGTATTTTGCCGCGGCTTTTCTGCATTGACAATATATATTACCTGCCGCTTTTGTAGGGTTGATTGCCATTGCTATTACCTCCCGTATGTGATAAAATTTAAACAGTAGAAATGTTTAAATATGCACCGATTTTAGCTTTAATGTCCTCATTTATAAGCTTACCATTAAGGACTATAGAAATATAAGTTCTTGAAAAGCCGAGTTCATCTGCCAAGTCTTTCACGGTCATATTTCTTTCTATCAAAGCTTTCTTAGCTTCCTTTGTAAAATTATAAGCTTCCATATCTCAAATCCTCCTTTCAAAAATGTTGACAAATTCCGTTTTATATGGTAAAATGGAATTTAATAAATATTATTAATAAGTGTTTTTAACACTTAATTGAATTATATCACCATATATGGCGATTGTCAATGGATTTTCGCCATCATTGGCGAATTTTAGGAGACTTAAACAAAATGGATACTGAAAATTTATACACTTCGCCATATGTGGCGAGTAACATCAAAAAATATGCAAAAACAAAGAACATAGCTTTAAAAGACATTCTTACAGCTTGCGAATTAGGTTCTAATACTTTTTCACATATGTTGCACAATAAATCAATAGCCTTTGATAGTCTCGCAAAAATAGCCGATTACCTCGACTGCTCGGTAGATTACCTGCTCGGCAGAACCGATAACCCGGAGATTAACAAAACCATTCCCGAAAGGGGGTGATTTTGTGGACGTTAATCAATTAGAACAGGCGCTTGATAATATTTTAGAAGATTTCAAATCCGAATTTAAATCTGAGGACGTTGGAAATTCTTCCAATGCAACAGCTGCAGATGTTTTCAATGTGGCATATCAAACATTATGCACATTGAAAAATTTCAAGAAAGAAATTATCAATTACCTGAAACAGAATGAATAACGCACTGAAAGACTGTTGACTGCGACCAACAGCCGACAGTCTTTTAACTACTCAACCAACTGCGAATACCATGGATTTGGCTTAAAAGTCTCTGACAGCCTATTATTAACTTTTTTCAAAATACACGATGCTTCTTCATTGGTAAATTGATTTGTTTTGAGAAGCAAATGTATTTCATCAGCTATTTCAAGCATTTTTGGAGTTGCTTCACTTATATACATACTCACACCCCCTTATAAATTCAATGTAAATAACGCTTGTAATTTACATCTGATTGAATTGTATCACCTTATTAGGGGATTGTCAATATTAAATTCACCTTTTTAGGGTAATTCTGCATTTTAAACAAAGAAAAGGAATGTTTTTTATGTATAATACACAAGAAATTGCAAAAGCAATTAAATCTATAGCTAAACAACAAAATATTAGTATTAATCAATTATTGTCAGATTGTGAGTTAGGTAAAAATACTATAGCAAAAATGGCAAATGGAACAGATATACTAACTAAAAATTTTGCAAAAATAGTCGATTATCTTGGCTGCTCTGCTGATTATCTTCTTGGACGTTCTGGAAATATCCATGAACTTTCTGATGAATATGATAGGCTGAATGAAAATGGTAAATTAAAGGTGCAGGAGTATATAAAAGACTTACTTACAAGTCCTACTTATGCAAAAGCTGAACCGTCAATTTCAGATGATATAATTCAAGAAGTTACACAAACCTTAAAGAAAGATATAAATATAAAATAAATTTTGCCATACCCTCACAACAGGGAATTGACAGGTTTATTATTTATATAATATAAAAATTTACAAAAGAAAAGAGGTTTTTTTATGTTTGAAGAAAAAATCAAAAATTTTATATGTCGTATTGATGACATGAAGGAAAATATTAACACGGAGGAAGCAACAAAAACGTCTCTGATTATGCCTTTCTTCTCAATCTTAGGATATGATGTCTTTAATCCATTAGAATTCATACCTGAATATACAGCTGACGTCGGTATTAAAAAAGGCGAAAAGGTAGATTATGCTATAGTGTTAAATAACGAGCCTACAATCCTAATTGAGGCAAAAAGCATAACTGAAAAGCTTGAAAAACACGACTCGCAACTGTTCAGATACTTTGCCACTTCAAAGGCTAAATTCGCAATTCTGACTAACGGTGTGTACTATAACTTCTATACTGACTTAGATGAACCTAATAAAATGGATTCTACACCATTTTTAACAGTGAACCTCTTAGACTTACGTGACAGTGATATTACTGAGCTAAAGAAATTTCAAAAAGAAAAGTTTGATGTAACCAATATACTCAATACCGCTTCTGATTTAAAATATACAAGCCTTATAAAGACACGCATAAAAGAAGAATTTGCTGATCCTTCTGAAAAACTTGTTAAAATGCTTATTACATCAGATGTATATGAAGGTCGTTTTACTCAAACAGTGACTGATAAATTTAAGTTACTTATCAAAAAATCATTCTCACAATGCATAAACGAAATGCTGAATGATAAGTTAAAGAACGCTCTGAATAATTCAAATGACCTGCCTGAAGAACCTGCTGATGTAACCGTGGCAGAACCCGAAGACGAAAATGCAATCATAACTACAGATGACGAAATCCAATCATATTATATTGTTAAATCAATCATAGCTCCTATTATTGAACCGTCAAGAATTACATACAAAGATACTCAAAGCTATTTTGGAATTTTAATTGACGGTAAAGTAACAAAATGGGTATGCAGAGTTTTCATCAAAGAACGTTTAAAGTACGTTGTAATCGCAAATCAGGATAAGAATGAAAAATATACTATAGAAACCTTGGATGATATATATGCTTTATCAGATAACCTCAAGAATAGAGTTAAGGAACTAACCGAGACTGAATAATATATACCATGACCATACAAAAGAAAAGAGTTGAGTACAGAATGGATAAACAGAAATCTAATGCTTTAAAAAAACAAGGCAGAGCTGCTTGTAAAGTTTGCAGTCCATAAAAACGAGCATTTTCACTATTCAGACCATTATGCCGCTGTAGGCAAAATGGTAAATAAAACACATTTAAACAAACTGAAATAATTTGAAACAACCTTAAACGGTTTGAAACGAATTAAAACATAAAAATCTCTAAAAACTATTGACATGAAAAATTCAATATGTTATAATTTTTATATGGGACACATATAAAAACTCTATAAAGAGATAATAAAAGTGTCTTATTAAAAAATGAAAGGGGGATTTCCAATGAAATCAAAATTATTATATCGAAAGAGAAATCCTATCGCTAAAATCGAACAAAAAAAAGCTGAATTAACCTCTGCTGAGATATACAATTTAAAGATTGCAACTACTGCATTTATAACAAATAGTTGCGTTCGTGCAATTACCACGCAAACAAACACTTTAGCAGCTACTATAGCTCAAGGAATAATTATGGAAGGAATGATAACTGTTGGAAGAGAAAACACTCCAAGAAACCAACGAACCTTTGCAAAGCCCAATACCAGAAGAATTTGCAGAAATTTTAGATAGTGTGCCACCTGAAAAGAAGGAATTTATAGAAAGGACACTTATAGCAGGTTTTTCTCTAATGGGGCAAAACTCCGCAGAATCAGCTGTAGCCAAAAAATTAACACCGGAACATATAAGCACTTTTTTAGATATAACCAAAGAAGATATGCAAAAATCATACAAAGAAAGTCTATTCAACAAAATTTTTATTTTTGCAATTTTATGTATATCTCTTCTCTTTTTTGTTTTTTTAGTTTCTGCACTTCAATCCGATCCTGAACTGCTCGAAAATTTAATCTTCGGTATTATAGGATTAGTCGGTGGTGCATTAGGCGGTTATGGAGTAGGAATTCGAAAACATGACAAAGACTGATACATCATCTAAAAAACATACCCTTGCTGACAAACACCAAAAGCAAGGGTATATTTGTGAAAAAAGAGTTTGAGTGCACTAACACATCATCCGGTTATTATTATACCACTCAACCTCTTTTTTTGTCAATAACTTTTAAAAAATATTTGTGAGGGCAAAAAAATGTTGTGCAAAAAATGTAAAAAACAAATTCCGGACGATGCCAGATTATGCTGCTATTGCGGAAAAAGCGTACTCCCTGAACCTAAAAAAAAGAGAAATCCCAACGGAACGGGCAATATTGTCTTTTTAAAAAATGCCAAATCACGCCCATACGCTGTCAGATTAACTGTAAAAGACGAAGACGGAATATCCAGGAGAATTTATGCCGGTTATTATGCTACGCGAAAAGAAGCTGCACAGGCATTGGCAAAGGAGCAGCTGCAGCCAACTACTATAAAGTATAAATTAACGCTTTCAGAGCTGTTTAAAGAATGGAAAGGCACAAGAGGGTATAAAGACATATCAAAAAGCAGTAAATCGTATTATGACGCCGCCTATAATCATTTACAGCCATTGCATGGCAAAGTGTTTTCGGAGTTAAAAACGGTGGATTTGCAAAACTGCATTGATAACGCGCAAAGTACGAACAAAAACAAAGAGCTTTCAAGAAGCGGTAAACGCTCCATGAGAATTCTTTTAAGCCTTTTATATAAATATGCTCTTGAAAACGATATCTGTTACAAAAATTATGCTGAATTTGTCAAATTAGATAAAGAAGAAAAGAAAGAAAAGGAAATTTTCACTTCCGAAGAAATTCAAAAAATAAAGGATAATATCTCACTTCCGGGAGCAGATATAGTGTTAATTCTAATATATACAGGTATGAGAATTAATGAATTGCTTAATTTAAAAAAAGATGATATAAATCTTGAAAAAGGCTTTATCAAAGGCGGGCTTAAAACAGAAGCCGGGAGAAACAGAGTAATTCCTATCCATAGTGAAATTTATGAGCTGATATCAACACTTCATAAAAACTGTACTCAGGAATTTGTATTCATGCGTACAGAAGAATATCGTTTGACAGATAACTATTTCAGAAAATATGTATATAAACCGCTGCTTGAACAACTAAACATAGAATATAAAACAATACATACAACTCGTCATACTTGCGCTACAATGCTAAAAGAAGCCGGTGCAGACACCGAAGCCATCACTAAAATATTAGGTCATACGGATTATGCATTTACAGCAAATACATACACTCATGTCGATGTTGAATTTTTAAAAAATAATTTAGAAAAAATATAATTGGTTAAAGTGTTGGTTATGGAATGGTTTATTTATGCGGTTTTTATACTATTTTATACCGACTACGAACCAAAAGGTCGGGGGTTCGAATCCCTTCCGGCGTACCACAAGAAAACCGTTTAAACCTTGTTTTAAGCGGTTTTCT